CACTACGGCATGGGAACCGAAGGCAAAANTACTGTCCTCAGTCCTCGTACCAACGGCGACGCCGACCCCATCGCAGAATGGGGAACAACTCTTTGGAACGAAGGCACCGACGGCTCCAAGGAAGCAGCCAAACGCTTTTGGCCGAAGATGCGAATCTTTGCTCCCATCGTCGTCCGTGGCGAAGAGGATAAGGGTGTTCGCTGGTGGGGCTTTTCCCGCACCACCTATCAGGCTCTACTTGACGTAGTGCTTGACCCCGAGTACGGTGACATTACGGACACCGAAAAGGGAACGGATCTGCGTATTGACTATGGCAAGAAGTCTGGTCAGCAGTTCCCAACTACGGACGTTCGTCCGATGCGTCGCACCAGCAAGCTCGCCAAGACTGAAGAAGAGGTCAACACTCTTCTGGAGAGCATTAAGGTTGCCGACGATATTTTTGAGGTAGCCACTTACGAGGAATGCGAAAAGGTTCTCAACGAGACCCTTGGCGATACCGATACCACTACAACTGGTTCGGAGACTACTCGCTACAATAATGCCAACACCACCACCAAGCCTGATATCAGCCTTGAAGGTGTGTCGGACATTGAGACGGCGTTTGATGATTTGCTGTCTTAGTTGACCAGCACCCGCAGGGGGGCACGGGGTTACAGGTGCCCCTCCCTATGGAAATGGAGTTTAAATGGCTACTAGGTCTGGAAACAGCCTTGTAAATGATTTGCGCAGCGAATTAAACAAGGCAGCCAAAGAGAATGTTGCTTATGATCTGCACGGGGACAACCCCACAGATGTAAAGACTTGGATTCCTACCGGCTCAACGCTTTTGGATTATCTTATATCCAACAAACGAAACGGTGGAATCCCAGTGGGCAAGCTCACTACGATTGCTGGTGAATCTGCCAGCGGCAAGAGCCTTGTCGTGACTCAGATCCTAGCCAACTGCCAGAAGATGGGAGGGCTCGCTGTATATATTGATACAGAAAACGCAGCCTCACCAGATTTTATGGAACAGTTAGGACTTGACACAAAGAACAATTTTATGTATGTTCAGCCCGGCACGATTGAGGAAGTCTTTGAGAACATTGAGCGCCTCATTGGACTCATCAGGGAGAAGGCACCCACCAAACTTGTTTGTATTGTTTGGGACAGCGTTGCTGGCACACCAGTCAAGGCCGAGATTGAAGGGGACTACGACCCTAACAGCCGTATCGGACTGACAGCCAAGGCTCTAGCCAAAGGCATGCGAAAAGTAACGGAGACTCTTGGCAGGGAGCAGATTGCTCTGGTCTTTACCAACCAGTTGAAAACCAACATCGGCGTGATGTTTGGTGACAACCGTGTTGAGCCCGGCGGTAAGGCTTTGCCCTACCATGCCTCTGCTCGCATCTGGCTGACCCAGCACAAGAGCAAAGCCAACGGAGAAATCCGGAACGCAAAGAAACAGATCATTGGATTCCACACGAGTGCGAAGACCATGAAGTCTCGCTTCGGTCCATCGCCTCGCACTTGTGAGTTTGATGTGTTGTTTGATTTGGCCAACGACCGAGTGGGCATCGCCGACGAGAGTTCCTGGCTTAGTGCCATCGGCGGAACACCGGGCTGTGTTCGTAGCGGTGCGTGGTATACTATTAATGTTGACGGGGAAGATAAGAAATTCCAAAGCAAGGACTTTCCGAAACTTCTGGAAGACGAGAACTTTAAGAAAAGAGTTCTTGACATTCTGGAAGATGAGTGTAGAATAGGAAAGAAGCAGTAAGCTTCCCCGGAGAAACAGCATGAAACGATTGCTGATCATTGATGGACAAAACATGTTCATCCGCAACTATGTTATGTCCCCTCAACTGGATGCCAACGGCAACCCCATCGGAGGGTTGACAGGTTTCTTGCGCTCTCTTCAAAAGGAGATACGCCGAGCCAAACCTGACCGAGTTGTGGTAGCCTGGGAAGGTCCCGGCGGCTCCCAAGCACGCAGGGAAAAAAATAAAAACTATAAGGTGGGACGCAAAGCCCCCAAGCTCAACAGGGAATACGAGTTCTCCACCCCCGAACAAGAGCGGGAAAATAAATACGAGCAGGTCATTCGCCTCACAGAATATCTGGACAACCTTCCGGTGCTCCAGCTTGCTGTGGAAAGTGTGGAAGCCGACGATGTGATTGCGTGGCTGTGTCACTGCAACGAGTTTACGGACTGGCAAAAATTAATCATCTCCTCCGACAAAGATTTTATTCAATTGTGTGACGACAAAACGGTTCTTATCCGCCCCGGTAAGAACGAGGAAGTCCTCAACAAGAACAAGGTGATAGAACAATATAAAATCCATCCTCGCAACTTTGCGTGGGCTCGTGCTATCGTGGGAGACAAATCTGATAACCTTGAAGGGGTAAAAGGTTTGGGACTGGCTACAGTTTCTAAAAGATTTTCCTTCCTTTCAGAAAATAAAGACTATACACTAACCGACATTTTAACGCACGCAAAAAAGAATAAAAATAAAGTCAAGGCATTTCAAAAAGTTGCGGAAAATGAAGAAATTATCGCCTCAAATTATGAAATTATGCAACTATATACAAGCACCATATCCTCCCAAGGAGTCCGCAAACTTAAGTATGCGATTGAAAATGACGGGGTCAATCTCAATCGCACAAAAATTAGGACAATGCTCCTCAAGGATGGGATTGGTACTTTAAATATCGACGAGCTTATGTTGATGCTCCGTTCTCACATAAAATAAGTGAGAGCGACTCTTCACATTTTGGTGAAGTGAGTTATAGTAAGGAACAAGGAAAACAAATGCCCGAACAACAACATGACACATTTAGCAAGTTCGGCAAATCCTTCCAAGAAAAACTAGTAAAGACCATTCTCTTTGACCGCAACTTTGCGAATCAAATGGAAGAGGTCTTGGACACCAGCTATCTGGAGCTTAAATATCTTCAGGTATTTGTTGACCTTTTGTTCCAACATAAGCAAAGCTACCCCCATCCAACTTATGAGGCGATGGTTTCTGTTGTGCGAACGCAGACGGAAGACTACTCTGACAGCATCATCAAGCAGGTCATTGACTTTATGGCTCGGCTTAAGAGCAACGCCATCGGCAACGGTGATGATGAATATGTCAAGGAGAAGTCGCTTGACTTTTGCAAGAAGCAGAAACTCAAGGAAGCAATCCTAAAATCAGTAGACCTTCTCCAGTCTCAGAGTTTTGACGAGATACAAAAAGTTATCAACGAAGCCATGAACCTCGGGGCCGACAACGAACACGGGCACGACTACCACAAAGACGTAGCCGACCGCTTTGAAATGAAAATGCGCAACCCCATCTCTACCCACTGGGACGAGATTGACAGTATCACTAAGGGCGGACTTGGCAAGCGAGAGCTTGGCGTTGTTGTTGCTCCAACAGGTGCGGGCAAGTCAATGGCTCTTGTTCACCTGGGGGCGATGGCAGTCGTGAAGGGCAAGACAGTTGTTCACTATACTTTGGAATTAGCCGACACTGTTGTGGGGCAACGTTATGACTCATGTATCACGGGCATCCCCCTCCAGAATCTTATGGGTATGAAAGATTCCATTATAGAAGTTGTAAAACATATTCCGGGGCAACTAGTTATCAAAGAGTATCCCACGAAGTCAGCCTCCACAAGAACCATTTCCGGACACCTTGAGAAGTTGAAACAGAAAGGTGTAGATGTGGACATGGTTATTGTAGATTACGCTGACTTACTTCGCCCCACTGCCACAGGCTTCAAATCTCAGGAACTTCGCCACAGCCTAGGAAACATCTACGAAGAACTCCGAGCCATCGGCCAAGTCTGGGATATTCCCGTGTGGACAGCATCCCAAACCAACCGCAGCGGATTGAACGCAGAAGTTATTACGATGGAAGCCATCAGCGAAGCCTTTAATAAATGCTTCGTCGCTGACTTTATCTGCACAATCTCCCGCACGGTTGAGGATAAGACTGAGAACAGAGGGCGTATGTTTGTGGCTAAAAACCGTAACGGCATTGACGGTATCGTCTACCCTATGGAGTTTGATACTTCCAAGGTTCACCTCAAGGTGTTGCCACCCGACGAACACTCCACGATTGATGCTGTGGTAACCAAAACCAAACAAGAACAGGAAGAACATCTTCGCCAAAAATATAAAGAGTTTAAGGCGGAGCGTAAAAAAAAACAAGTGAGTCTTAAAGAAGGGTTACAAAATTTAAAACAAAACTTAGAACAAGAACGGGAGAGAGAAGCATCATGAACGACAACGACCTATCAACCCAGATCCTATCCGATATTACGGTGTATATGAAGTACGCTCGCTATCTCCCCAAGAAAAACAGGAGAGAAAGCTGGGATGAGTTGGTCACTCGCAACATGAAGATGCACATGAAAAAGTATCCGCAACTCAAGACTGAGATTAAGGATATTTATACTCTTGTTTATAATAAAAAAGTTCTTCCTTCGATGCGCTCCATGCAGTTCGCAGGGAAACCTATTGAAATTTCACCCAACCGAGTATTCAACTGTGCTTATGCTCCTGTTGATGACTGGCGCATATTCGGGGAGATTATGTTTCTGTTACTCGGCGGCACAGGTGTAGGATATTCGGTTCAGAAGCACCACGTTGAGGAGCTTCCCGAGATTAGAAAACCCAACCAAGAACGAACCCGGAGGTATTTAGTAAATGATAGTATTGAAGGATGGGCCGACGCTGTTAAGTATCTTGTCCGCAGCTACTTCTTTGGCGGCTCTCGGCTACGATTTGATTTTAGTGATATTCGTCCAAAGGGCGCTCGCCTGGTAACATCGGGAG